TGATGACCGTAAATTCTTATCTATGATGGAAGACTTTTGGTTACCACGTAGAGAAGGCGGAAAAGGTACAGAGATTACTACATTACCAGGCGGACAAAATCTTGGTGAGTTAGAAGATGTCAAATACTTTGAGAAGAAACTTTATAAAGCTCTTTGTGTTCCAATCTCACGTTTGAATCCAGAATCTTCTGGTTTTTCTCTTGGTCGTGTAAATGAAATTACACGTGACGAATTAAAGTTTGCTAAGTTTGTTGACCGTCTACGTAATAAGTTTGCTGATTTGTTTGACCAAGCAATGCGTGTACAATGTGTTCTCAAAGGTATTTGTACCGATGAAGAATGGAAAGAAATGAAGGAACATATTCATTATGACTTCATTAAAGACAATAACTTTAAAGAATTAAAAGATGCAGAATTAATCAAAGAACGTTTGACACTATTGGCAAACGTAGATCCATATACTGGTCGTTACTTCTCACAAGCATGGATTCAACGTAATGTATTGCGTTTAACTGATGAAGAAATCAAAGAAATGCAAGAAGAAATCGATGAAGAAAAAGAAATGGGTTTAGGATTACCACAACAAACAATGAATGATGTGTCTCAACAAATGATGATGTCTAACATTCCTCAGCAATCTGCTAATCCGGCAGACCAAGAGAATGAAGATGAATAAATAGGTTAATTAGGAGAATAAATTATGGATAAAAATATTATAGACTACGCAATGGATGATAACGGCGTTGAATTTCGTAACGCTTTGTATGCATCTATTCATGATAAAGTAACTGCTCACATTGAAGCAAAAAAACAAGAAATTGCTCAAAATATGCTTAGAGCAAAAGAAGAAGCTGTAGAAACAGAACAAGAATAAAATAGGTTAACACATGGCCAATATTTACACATACGAAGTATTGAAAGACACCACTCAAAAAGCAGTTATTAAATTAACCGCTAATTTTGATGGTAGTGGTCAAGAAAATAATGTTTCTCGTATTCAAGCAAATAGTTTGTATGGTGCTTTGGCAACTAACGGTTACTTATTAGCAAACAATCAAGGCGGTGCTGCAAACACAGCACTACCATATTATGGTATAACAATTTCTAGAATTGGTTATAACATCGCTTCACAACAAAAAGGATATGTTGAACTATTTTGGTCAGCAACAAATCCAGCAAACAATGTTCCTATCTTCAATATGGACTTATGTGGTCAATATTCAGAAGAACAAGGCATGGTAACAATTCAAAACAATGCTGTTGGTGCTACAGGTGATATTGGTGTTATGTCGGTAGGTTTAGTTGCTAACTGCGCCTACACTTTAATTGTTGAACTCCGTAAAGATAATGCTTACTATCAACGTGGTCAGTTTAATGACCCGGCAGCATTCAACGCAGGACCATACTCAATAAAGCCATAATATGTCAAATAAATTTACTTATCAAGTTTTAAGAGATACTCAAACAGATGCAGTTATTAAGTTAACTGGTTTGTTTGATGGTGCTTCTGGTTCTGAATTAAACGTTTCACGTATTCAAGCAAATACTCTGTTTGGTGCTTTAGCAACAAACGGTTATCCAGTTGCCAACTCTCAAGGCGGTTCAGCAAACACACCTTTATCTTACTACGATTTACAATTAACTGGTGTAAAATATTACGTTAACTTTCCAACTACCAACGTTGGTGGTGTAGAACTATTTTGGTCAGGTAATAACACAACAGGTGCTGCTTCTGCTTATGCTAACTCAGCAACCATTTTCCATTTAAACTTACAAGGTGAGTTTGGATTAGGTGAACAATTACCATCTATTATCAATAATTCTGGTGATGGTGTTCGTGCAAATACAATTGGTAACGGAGACATTGGTATTCAAACAACAGGCGGTACTGCAAATAGTGCTTATACATTAATTCTTACAATACGTAAAAATAATCAAATGTATCAACGTGGTCAATTTAATGAGCCTGCTGCATTTAACTACGGTCCATATTCAATTAAACCATAAGGCAACTATAATGAAACTAATTAAAGAAATTAACGAAACAGTAAGTTATTTGGTTGAAGAATCGAATGGTAAAAAAGTTTTACACATTGAAGGACCATTTTTAGTTTCCGAAAGAAAAAATAAAAATGGCCGTTTATATGAATACAATACGATGAAAAAAGAAGTTCATCGTTATAACGAAGAATATATTAATAAGAATCGTGCATTTGGTGAGTTAGGTCATCCTGAAACACCGACTATCAATCTTGACCGTGTATCTCATATTATTACATCTTTGCGTGAAGATGGACACCAATGGATTGGTAAAGCAAAAATTTTAGATACACCTATGGGTACTATCGCTCGTCAATTGATTGAAGGCGGCGCACAGTTGGGTGTATCTTCAAGAGGCATGGGTTCGTTAAAAAACGTCAATGGCGTTAATGTAGTACAACCCGATTTTTATCTAGCCACAGCGGCAGATATTGTAGCAGACCCTTCCGCACCTGGTGCTTTTGTACAAGGTATTATGGAAGGTAAAGAATGGATGTTAGTCAATGGTGTTTGGACAGAACAAGACCACTCTGAAGCGATACAACAAATACGTAAAGCGTCACAGAGAGATATTGAGAAAGTTAGTCTACACATATTTGAGAACTTCATGAAAAAACTTTAAATATAAATATATCCAAATAAATCAAGGAGATTTTCAAAATGGCAAATTACAATCTATCTGACGCCGCTAAGTCAATTCTTTTAGGCGAAGATTCTAAATCAACTTTTGATGGTAACATCAAATCCAAAATGGGTATGCGTGGTTCAGACAAGCATCCTGACGGTGAAGTAGGTGAGGATCGTTTACAGTCTAAAACAGCATACGGTACAAACGATGCTGGCGATATTGGTCATTCACCAGAAGAAATGCACGATGGCTTACCACAGTATACAAAAGGTAGTCCAACAGCAACTCCTCCAGGTGCTACACCTCCTGTAGGTTCCGAAAAAGACGGTGTTGGTATCACTAGTCTGAAAGGTCAACCACAACAAACTATGGGCCGTTCTGACATTACTCACCCACATCAAACATCTGCAACTGATTACGCTGCTATTCGTGACCGTATCATGGGCAAAATGCCACAACAAACAATGCAAATGAATCCAGGTGCTACATTCCAATCTTATGGTGAAGATGTAGAAGCTATGTTACAAGGCGAAAATCTTTCAGAAGAATTCAAAGAGCGTGCTGCTACTATTTTTGAAGCTGCCGTTTTATCACGTGTAGAACCAATCGTTGAAGAAATTGAAAATCAATTGATGGAAGAATTTGAAATTGCCGTTGAAACAATCAAAGAAGAAATGGCAGCCAAAGTTGATGACTACCTCAACTACATGGTAGAAGAATGGATGAAAGATAACCAATTGGCTATCGAATCTGGTTTACGTGCTGAAATTACAGAAAACTTTATTTCTGCTTTACGTAACGTATTCGTAGAACACTACATCGATGTTCCAGAAGAGCAAGTAAATGTTGTTGAAGAATTAGCCGCTCAATTAGAAGAAACAGAAGCTGCTCTCAACGAACAAATCGCTCGTGGTATCGAGTTATCAAAAGAATTAAATGAACAGAAAAAAATTGAGGCTATCTACACAGCGTGTGAAGGCCTAACGCAAACTCAAGTAGAAAAATTAAAATCGCTCGCAGAGAACGTAGAATTCACTACTGAAGAAGAATTTGTTGAAAAACTTGACGTTTTGAAAGAATCATATTTCAAAGCTAACGTTAAAGTTGCCGACAATTTTGCATTGGACGATGAAGTTTTGATTGAAGAAGATAAAAAGACTACCAAGTCTGGTGACTCTGAAATCAATCTTTATGCACAAACAATCTCTAAAACTTTGGTAAAATAAATATACAAACCAAGTTTGGAAAAAATAACAAGGAGACTTAAATGTATTTAACAGAAGAACTACAAAAGAAATGGGAGCCAGTTCTGGAGCATCCAGAATTAGATCCCATTAAAGACCCATATAAGCGTGCAGTTACAACGGTTATTTTGGAAAATCAACGTCAAGCAATGGCACAAGACCGTCAAGCATTGAACGAAACTATTACTGATACTGGCCCAACTAACGTTGCTGGTGGTGTACAGAATTTCGACCCAATCTTGATTTCTTTAGTTCGCCGTTCTTTACCTAACCTTATTGCTTATGATGTTGCTGGTGTACAACCAATGACTGGCCCAACAGGCTTAATCTTCGCAATGCGTGCTCGTTACACAGGTCAAGGTACTGGTAATGCTGAAGCTTTCTACAATGAAGCAAATACAGTATTCTCTGGTAACCCATCTGCTGCTAACCCATACGGTTTCCAAGGTACATTAACAACTGATACAGCTAACACATTCCAAAACGTTACTTCTGGTGCTACTACTACTGGTATTGGTATCCCAACAGCTAACGCTGAATTGTTAGGTGCTTTAGACGCTGCTAACGGTGCTGCTTTCCAACAGATGGCATTCTCAATTGAGAAAGTTACTGTAACTGCTCAATCACGTGCTTTGAAAGCTGAATATTCATTAGAACTCGCACAAGACTTAAAAGCAATTCATGGTCTTGACGCTGAGACAGAATTGTCTAACATTCTTTCTACTGAAATTCTTGCTGAAATCAATCGTGAAGTTATCCGTACAATCTATACTTGTGCTGTTGCTGGTGCTCAGTATGGTACAACTACTGCTGGTTATTTTGACTTAGATACTGACTCTAACGGTCGTTGGTCTGTTGAGCGTTTCAAAGGTTTGATTTTCCAAATCGAAAGAGATGCTAACGTAATCGCAAAACAAACTCGTAGAGGTAAAGGTAACGTGTTAATCGTTTCTTCTGACGTTGCTTCTGCTATGGCAATGGCTGGTGTATTATCTTATACTCCTGCTCTCCAAGCTGACTTGCAAGTAGATGATACTGGTAACACATTTGCTGGTATGTTACACGGTCGTATCAAAGTGTACATCGACCCATACTTTGGTGGTTATACTGCTAACCAAGAACTCGTAACTATCGGTTACAAAGGTTCTTCACCATACGATGCTGGTCTGTTCTATTGCCCATACGTTCCATTACAAATGGTTCGTGCAGTTGACCAGTTCACATTCCAACCTAAGATTGGATTCAAGACTCGTTACGGTATGGTTGCTAACCCATTCGCACAAGGTCTTACACAAGGTAACGGTCAATTAAATGCTCGTACTAACGTGTACTATCGCTTGTTCGGAGTCAAAAATTTGATGTAAGCTATTGATTTTTTTGATAAAATTACCATAGAGT